CTGCTTGGAAATCAGCGCACGCTCCAACTTACGACGCAGCATGTTGATGGTGCCGCTCATGCTCGCAAGCACCCTGTCATACACCTCGGCGTCGTACTTGCTCATAACGTAGTGGCCAAGATTGTACCGATGCTTGCGACCATACTTGCTTGGCTCGTCATTGCGGTGCCACCAACGGTCAAACTCTGTCGACAGCACACGATAGCTGCCACGACCTGTCCCTGTCAGCGCACTCTGTATGCTCTTGAGTGCTACGTCTGACCCGAACTGGTCGTATACGTCATCCACAGCAGCGTCACCCTCGGCGGTGTCTCCGTCCCCGTCGCCATCATCAGGCTTGTCGCCTTCCGAAACATCGCTTCCCTCTGGCTTGTCGGTCCCGTCCACGTCTGGCTGATGTCCACGCCATTCTCCGTCGCCCATCTCGCCGTCAGCTTCCCCATCTTCTGCATCGCTTTCTCCTGTCTCACTGCCGCTCTCGCTGCGGATGCGTGCTTCTAGTTCCTCGGCAAGGCTGAACACCTCGCCGCTGTTCTTGCAGCCCAAGACGCGCTCGGCATACTCACGAGCCATGGCCGCAATGTCGTGGTCAATCAGGTTGAGGCACTGCTCGTTCGTGTCGCCGCCATAGCTCTCGCGACCTGCCCACGTCACACTCACTGGCCCCACAAATACTGGGTCGCCAAGACGTGCGTCGTCCTCTGGCACACTGGCGATGAACTCCTTGTTGACTGCCTCAGACGTGGCACGCAGGTTGATCTCGGAACCTGGGTATTCCTCGCGCACCTTGCTCTCCAACCACACGTCTTCGAGTGCGTTGGCACACGAGTGCAGCAGCTTGTTGCCCTTCAGCTTCTCAGCATTGCGCTTCAGCACGTCGAAGTCTGTGTGACGCACATGGCCTGCCTCGTGATCCACATAGCCACGCATGATGGCTGCTTGCTCCTCGGTCACGTCTGCGTTCAGGTCAATCGCAGGCAACTTGACCTTGTTGCCGTTCGTGGCTGCGCCATCACCGTCAAACACAACCTCGATGTTTTTCTTGCGGCCAAACACACTCGATGTCTTGGCTAGTTCGTTTGTGAAAATGTTCGCTTTCATGCTCGTTACTCCTTACGAAAACACACGCTTGGCCAAGCCGTTCAGCACCGCTCGGTCCTGCACACTGGCTCGGTCGAGGACAGTTGCCTCAAGCGCTTGATTGGTTGCGTCTGACATGCCCATCTGCGTGAACATCTCCGTCGCCTTGGCGAAGGCGAGGAATGTGCGTGGACTGATTGGCTGCAAGACTTTGGCTGTGGTGAACGCCTCAAGGTGTTCGCCGATGTATTGGTTGACGCGCTTGAGCAAGTCACCGCCAAGCGTGGGTGCATTGGCTGCGATCAGCTTCTCGCGATCCTTGGCGCTCATGTAGTCCACCTTGACCCACACGGTGAAGCGGTCGAGCAGCGCCATGCTCTGCGGTCTGGCACCCTGATACATGCCATGCTCGTCACCCTGACCCACGGTGTTGCCTGTCGCAAACATGCGGAACATCTTGTGCGGACTAACGATGCGACCGCCATCCTCGGTCAGCATGAGGCCGTTGCCCTCGAACGCACGCTGCATGACGTAGGCAACATCAGGGCGAACGAAGTCGATCTCGTCGAAGATGCCAATGTATGGCCCCGACATCATCTGCGGCAGGATACCGTCAACAAACGTCGACGTGGTGGCGCCATCCTCAGACGACAAGACGTCACGACCGATCAAGTCCATGCGAGTGATCTCGCTGTCGAAGTTGACGCGCATGACAGGCCAGTTCAGCACGGCAGCAACCTGCTCCACGAGCGTCGTCTTGCCTGTGCCTGTGTGACCGTGCAGGTAGCAGCGTTGGTTGGTGATGACCGCATACAGCACACGAAACAACTCGAACGGACGGAAGATGTAGTTGGGGTCACGCACTGGCACATGCGGATGCGGTGCATCCCACTGCCACACTGGCACGTCGAAGTTGAGGGTTGACTTGGCACCCGAAGACGTGAGGCCGAAAGCCTCATACGCTTTGGCCGTCGTGACCTTGCCTGTGGGCATCTTGCCGTCTGGCGTGAACTCGATGTCGGTCGGCACACTTGGCATGACCGCAGCCTTGGCCGCAGCCGATGCGTCTGCGAGATCGCGTGTCAGCTTGTCGATCTGGTCGAGCATGGTGTTGATGCTCGGCAGCGATGCGGCAGACAGCATGGCGTCGATCATCTTGGCCTCGCCTGCGTCTGGACGCTTGGCCTTGACCTCTGGCGTTGGTGTCGGTTCGTCTTCCTCTGGCGTGTCGAGGATGCGCTTGGCAATACCTCTGGCACTGCTCGCATGCTCGGCAGACAGATACGGTGGCTCGGTCGGGGTCTCGTCACGCACGCGAATGGCGTCGAGTGCGGCTTCGAGCTTGCCGAGCTTCACGTCTGTGTGGATACGCATTGTCTCCTTGATGATCGTCAGGGGTGCCTTCGTGTGGAACGTGACGTGGTCGATGATTGCGATGAGTTCGGATAGGTTCATGTCGGGTGTGTCCTCCAGTTTGGTTGCGTCTTCGATCAGGGCGGCGAACGACGCGTCGTTGAAGTGGTCGGGACGACCGATGTCGTAGCCGTGCTTGGTGCCGTGGCTCTCGATGCCACGGTTCTCAGGGTCGATGAGTGCGTCGCAGACGTCGTAGACGCTCACCACACCTGCCACGATGCCGATGAGTGTCTGCATGCTCATGCTGTCGCGAAGCGCGGCATACGATGGCTTGATGTCGAACTGGCTGCGAGTGATCGCGTCCTTGATCTTGCCCTCGTAGAGCTTGAGTTCTCCTGATGCTGCGTTACGCATGAGCTTGCGCCGTTCGGCGAACGGCTTGCTCAACGTATCGTGTATGAATTTGAGGTTTCTCATCACGTTTGCTCCTCTCGTGATTTCGAAGTTGGATTTTCGAGGCGGACTGCCTCACCTGATAAACCCCTTTTAGGGGGAAGCGCGTGCCGCGCGAGGACACCTTCCGACACCCCACATGTATAACGAGTTATACAGGGTGTCAAGGGTGTCTCCCGTGTGAGGGTGACGATGTCGCCGACGCTTGCGATGCGCCTGACGTCTTTGATCGACACTCTGCGGTCGCCTCTGGCCGTGACGTAGAAGCGAACCTTGGTGGCAACGCCGTTGACGTAAGCGTTGACCTCGACCTTCTCGCGAAGGCTTGCGTAGTCGATGCCGTAGGCGTCGAGCGCCCAAGACCTCACCGACGCGTTGGCGTCGATGATGTGCTTGTCGAGCATCGTGCGAGTGAGTTTGATCGTCGCGCTCATGCTCAGTCCCTCCATGGCATGAACACGCACTCGCCATGAATGCGCTCGCCCGTGTATGTGATGAATGTTTCGCCGCAGCCTGTGACCCAGTTGATGCCCACCCATGCGAGCATCAGCCCGAGTATGGCCGTGATGAGGACGCTGCCGATGGTCTCGACGATGCGCTCGCGTCGGCGCCGTTTGATCTCGCGTTCGAGCGCCTTGAGGACGATGTCGGCTTTGCCCTCGCCCATGTGGGCGTTGGTGTAGGTGGTGTCGTCGTGTCGGTATGTCATGTGCGTGTCTCCTGTGATTTGGCACAAAAAAACCCCCCACGCGGATGCGTGAGGGGTCATGCAGGTGTGTGTGATTATGCGCGAGCTTTGGTCAGCGCCTTGAAGAACGCGGCCATTTGGACTTCGTCCAAGTCCGCGAGTTGGGCCACCAACGCGTCCATGTCGTTCGCGGGCGTCTTGGCCTTCGGCTTCGCCTTCGCAGGCTTGGCCTTCGGCTTGGCGGCAGCCTTCGGCTCGTCGTCGCGTGCGACCGCCGACCAATCGCCAGAGCCTCGCGCAGTCACGCGGTCGAGGCGACCCGCGTCGATGTCGGCCAACAGGCGCGTCCAGCGCACGCGTTTGTTGGTCTCGCACTTGGCCGCGATTGCGTCGCGGATTTTCTTGCGTGCAGGCGCGGTTTTCGCGTTTGCGTATGCGGCTGCGTGATCTTTGGCGGAAAATAGTTTGGTCATCGCGTGTACTCCTTCGCGTTTGAGCCGAGAACAGCCTCGGCCTCCACCCGAGAAGCCCCTTTGGGGACCGCGCGTATGCGCGGACGACCCGATATGCGCGAGAAGCTAAACTGCTGATTAGACTGATGTTGCCCCTTTTAGGGGCAGTGTTCAGGCGCAAGCGAGGGGTCGAGCCGAAACGTCTCAGCCCTGAAAGGGCCACACACACCCGTAGGAAGGGAGCGAAAACCATGCAAAATCAGCTACTTAGCATCGCATGTGTCCGCCATTTGCCATGCAAATGGTCATATGCGCGTGAGGGGGGCGGGGGGCGATCCGCCGCCGACGTTTTTGCGTTAGATGTCACCTCCCCTACCGCGCGAGCAATCGGAGCAAATTTTGAAAACGTCAGACAGGGAAAGACAAAGAGTAAAACATGGCGCGGTTGATGGTGAGCGGGTCAAGCTCACATGCACAAACTGCAAGAAAGAGTATTGGAACCGCGCATCTCACGAAGACCGCAGCAAGTTCTGCTCACTAAAATGCAGGAAAGAAGCGCCAGACAAACGAAAGGCAGAAGAAATGGCAAAACTTATGGAGAAAGCTGAACTCACACCCGCACAATCTGCAAAAATCCGTGGCCAAATCGCAAGCTATGTGCGCGATCAGATCACAGATGCGCACCAAGTGGTCATGGGCAGCAAGGAATGGAACCCAACGCAAGCTCGTGTGTTCTCAGCCCTCCTCAACAAGGTCGTGCCAGACCTAAACGCCTCATATGTTCAGCACGAACACACAACCAAAGAAGTAACAGACCTCTCACGCGAAGAACTGGAGGCCATCGCCCAAGGCGTGTCCACAATAGAGGTCGAATATAAGGAGCTACCCCAAAATGAAGATAACTAATCGCCAAGGCGAAGCCCTAGACAGCAACATGACCACCGACGAACTGGGCAAAGCCATGGCCCAAGTCGACCTGTCCGCCGTTCCACCCCACAAACGCAAGGCGGCGATCATGGATCACTTCATGCACGTCATGGCAGACGCGATATTCGACAAGAACAAAGCCCAAGAAATCCACATGTCGCGCATTCTGCGCAAACGAGGTCTCTAACATGGCCAAGATGACCCAAGCCCAAGTCGCCAAGTATCTCTTGTCGCTTCGCGACGCGGCGGACGGCTTCGAGGGCTTCGTGCGTCTCATGTTTCCCGACTGGGAACTGGCAGATTTCCAACTGGAACTGATCCAAGCCCTCGACGACCTAGAAAAGGACAAGCTCGGCTGCAACAATCTCCTCATCACCATGCCTCCGCGCCATGCCAAGTCCACCTTTGGCACAGTCCTCTTCCCATCCTACTTCATGGCCCGCAACCCGCAGCGCTACATTATGTCTTGCTCCTATAACGCCCAACTAGCCACAGACTTTGGCCGTCAAGTCCGCGCTATCGTCGAGCAAAAGCAAATGCAGCAAGCCTTCCCATCCTTCACCCTCTCCACGGAGAGCCGAGCAGCCGACGTATGGCGCACCGAAATAGGCGGCGCCTATTTCGCTGTCGGCGTCGGCGGCACCACCTCTGGTCGACCAGCAAATCTTCTGCTCGTCGACGACCCTATCAAATCTCGCGAAGACGCGGAGAGCATGACCCAGAGAAACAAGACATGGAACTACTACACATCAGCCCTAGCCACCCGCTTGCAGCCCGAAACAGGCGGAAGCCCACCCAAACAGATCGTGATCCTCACACGCTGGCACCCAGACGACCTCGCAGGCCGCCTCCAGCAAACGGAAGACTGGTCTGAGGGCCGCTGGAAGCACATTAACTTCCCAGCCATCAAGACCGTCGCAGGCAAGCGCATCCGTCGCAACCACCTGCCCGCAGACCACCCGATGTATCTCGACGCCAAGGCAGTCAACCTCGTCTCCCCTGCCAAGCGCGAAGTTCCCGAGGAGGCAGAAGCCCCCCTCTGGCCCGAACGCTTCCCACTTGACGACCTAAAACGCCGCCAACGCCTAAACCCGCGCGAGTTCGCATCTCTCTACCAACAGCAGCCTTACATCGAGGGCGGCAACATCATCAAAACGGAGTGGTGGCAAAAGTATCCCGCCGATCTCAAACCAGAGAACTTCGTATCCCTCGTCATCGCAGCCGACACAGCCTTCAAAAAAACCGAGACTGCCGACTACTCTGTCGCAGTTGTCGCTGGCCTTGACCGCAACGGCGACATTTACATCGTCGACATCATGCGCGGCAAGTACGACTTCCCAGAACTCAAGCAGCGCCTGATCCGCCTCAACAACCGCTGGCGCGGACGCGGCTTACGCGCCCTTTACATCGAAGACAAAGCCTCTGGCCAATCTCTGATCCAAGAACTCAAGCGTGAGAGCGGCATGTCTGTCATTCCCTACAAGGTAGTCAACGACAAGGTGGCACGGGTAAACGCGATCCTCCCTCTCGTGGAGGGAGGTCGCGTCTTCATACCCGATGCCGCAGAATGGCTCGACGATTTTATCGACGAGAGCGTATCATTCCCCAACGGGAACCACGACGACCAAGTCGACGCCGCCACAATGGCCATCGACATACTATCCCGAACATCCGTCAGTCCAGAGGCGTGGTCCCTACACAGCGACCCTCATCAATCCTTGAACCATCTGGACGACAAGCACTTTGGAAAATCGTTATTAAAGACCGTCAACAAGGCTGCCTCGAAATGGCAGGGCTGGGGTCTCTAAAAGGACGACCGACTAACAATAGCAAGGTATCTTAAAGCCATGGCAGTAAACGGACCTAAAAGCACACCAAGTCTCCCATCGGGAAGCAGCTACCGCAACGCGGAGTACACTGCTGGCCCCAATGAGGGCGTGGTCGTCGATCTCTCAGAGTTTGCAGATCGTCTAACCAACTACGAAGACATCTCAGCAGACCTCAACGAGGAGCAAGAGCGCCGCATCGTCGACTACGTCAAGTCGATGGTCGACATGTCATACTTCAAAATCAGAAAACGCTACGATCACTGGAAGGAGGCAGACCGCGCCCATGACGTCTATGTCAACCCAGACGCGACCGATTTCCGCGAAAAGGCGGTCATCGCGGACACCCGAGCAATCGCTGATACAGTCCTCACATACCTCATGGCCGCTCTCGGCGGACGCAATCCAATGTTCCAACTGGAGGGTCTCAACCGCAAATCGCGTCAGTCCTCCCTTATTCTCGAACGTGTTCTCCACCAGCAGATGCGCAGAACCGCTGGTGAGGCTCGCCTTGCTCAACTTTTGCTTGATAGCACTCGTTATGGCTTCGCACCTACCAAGGTAGTCTGGGACGCAAAGTCCAACCAGAACCAACTTATCAACTTCGATCCCCGTCGCTGTTTCCCTGACCCGCGCGTCAACTGGGGCGACTGGGAGAACATGCAGTACATCGTCTTCGCGGACTATGTCTCATACAACTCCCTCCTCTACTCTGGCCTATACCCCAAGCTCAAGAAGTTCCCAGCCTTGCGCCACAAAATCAGCCCACCACGCAACGCGTGGAACGCGCACCATTGGCACAAGGAAGAGGGTCGCGGCCTGAACATCGACCCAGCCCAGCCCCACCAGCGCGAACGCTTCGACCATGCCTACTTCACTCTCGGCGACGCACGCGTCATTGACGAAGCATGGGTGCGCCTCTCTGGCCACGAGATTAACATCCCGTCCATCGACCAAATCTTTCTCGTCATAACAATCCTCGACGAGAACGTGGTCATCCGCATGCAGCTAAACCCATACGGCAGACAATTCCCTGTCGTCATCGGTGGCCTATACCAAGACGCGCACAAGACGTTCGGCCAATCGCTCTACGACCTCATCTTGCCGATGCACGACATCGCAACATACCTACTTCGCTCCCGTATCGACAACGTGACGGCGGCGCTCAACAACTTAATCTTCGCAGACCCAACCCAAGTCAGCGTTCCAGACCTCATCGACCGCAATCCTTGGGGCATCGTCCGCACCATGCCAGGGTCTAAGCCTGGGGACGGCGTCTTCATTGCGCAAGTCCCAGACGTAACGCGTGGCCATTTCAACGACATCGCGGCGATGTCAGAATTAAAGCAGCGCGTCAGCGCGGCTTCCGATGCGCAGCAAGGTATGCCAACGGCAGACGGCATCCGAACGGCCACTGAAATCCAACGCTTAACACAACTCGGTTCCCAGCGTCTTGGCGTCCTTGCTCGCATCATGTCAGCCACAACCATCCGCCCGATGGTCCGCATGATGACGGCCAACATCCAAGACAGCCTTTCCCTTTCTGGCTCTATCAAGGTCGACAGCAGCAACATGCCCACCCAACTCGCCTCGATGGTGGAAGACGGGTATCTCGACTACGACGTGGCCAAAGATTTACAGGGCGACATCGACTATCTCGTTATCGACGGCACCCTGCCTGTCGAACCAACGCGCAACGCCGAAACATGGATGAACATGCTTCAGATTATGTCTCAGACTGGCCTGAACATGGAATACAACGCGGGTCAGATCGCAGAAGAAGCTATCCGCGCCATGGGCATCACCGACCTAGACCGCTTCCGCGTGTCCAAGGAGCAACTCGACGCAGAGGGCATGTCGCCCTCCCAGCAGTTGGCTCTAATGGAGAAGATGCGCGGTGCATCAGTACAACCCAATGAGCAAGTCCAGAACGAAGTGCAGAAGGGCAACCTCATTCCAATGTCGGAGGCTCGACGCGCATGAGCAAAGTAGCAGCACTCGCATCTCTATGCGATGCCAAAACAGTAGACTACGTCACGGAAGCCATCCGCGTGGCCGTAGCCGAACAGCAACTCGAAAACGTAAAACTATCAGAGCGCATCTCATCTCAACGCGCCGAGATCGAAGCGCTTATAGCCCGCATCGCGGAGCTAGAAGCGCACGCAAACTCGGCGTCTGGGGACGACAAGTACGCCCTTACTAAGGCAAAGTTAGTGCGTCTGATGAAAGAAAATGGATGGTATGACTAATGGGTATCACGCGTCCTACAGGTGAACAGCTTCGCTTCCGCTCGCAAAACACAGGCGACCACGTCCTCGATACATATCTTGAGGCGTCGGAGAAGGGTGGCCGCGCCCTAACAGACTTGCTTGATGACCTTTTCGACAGCAGCGGTGTCTTCCGCGCTGCGAACTTTGAGTTTCAGTTTGACCCATCCGTCGACAAAATCCAGTTCCGCGCAGGCAACTTCGCCACCCCATCCGCTGGCTGGACCGACATTACAACATTCTTCAACATTACTGGCACCTTCAACGCGGCCACGACGTACCAGAACTTCGACCTTGCGACGACATCCGACAAAGACGTCTATATCGTCCACGGTCTATCATCTGGCTCGACCTTCGCAAACGAAGCAGCCTTTATCGCATCTTCCAATACAACCCGCATCGTTGACGTGTCTGAAGCACGCGACTGGGCCAAAAAGACTGACGGCATCGTAAGCAGCACCGATTATTCCTCCAAGGCGTGGGCAATCGGTGGCACTGGCGTAACCAACTCAGCAACAGGAGGTGCAGCAAAAGAATGGGCTATCAAAACAAGTGGGACGGTCGACGGGACCAATTATTCTGCGAAGTATTGGGCAACCAGCACAGACGTTGTAACTGTGTCCACCAACATCGCAGATGTGACTACTGTCGCGACCGACATCTCCAACGTAAACACAGTCTCGACAAACATATCGAGCGTAAACACGACATCTTCTAACATTGCAGACGTCAACACGGTCGCCGCCGAAATCGGCGTCGGCCAAGACGTCACAGTTGTCGCAGCCGACCTGTCTGGCACAGACACCATCGGCACAGCCGCAACCAACATCGCGAACATCAACACGACCGCTGGCTCTATCGCAAACGTCAACACCGTCGCAACTGACATATCCAACGTCAACACGGTGAGCGGCAGCATTGCGAATGTAAACACTGTCGCGCCATACGTCGGTTCGGGCAACGACATCACGGTCGTCGCGGCACAAATCACCAATAACAACCTGCAAACAATCGCAGCAGACATCGCAGCCGTCATCACAACGGCCAACGACCTGAACGAAGCTGTTTCAGAGATCGACACTGTCGCAAACGCAATCGCCAACGTCGACACGGTCGGCGCCAACATCGCCAGCGTCAACACAGTTTCGACCAACATTGCCAACGTGAACACAGTCGGCACAGACATTTCCAACGTCAACACCGTCGCAACAAACCTTGGCGCGGGCAACGACGTGACCGTCGTCGCTGCGAACATCGCAGACGTAAACACTGTCGCGGGCATCAGCGCAGACGTAACGACCGCAGCAACCAACTCGGTCCAGTTCAACAACACCTATCTTGGCGCACAATCCAGCGCCCCAACTCAAGACCCAGACGGCTCCGCTCTCGACGTCGGCGATCTATACTTCGACACCACATCCAACACCATGAAGGTGTACTCGTC